GATGCATCGCGCGCGGGCGGCTCGTCGTCGAGCGAGATCGCGCGGTCGGCGGGCCACACTTCGCTCATGTCAAGTACGGGTCCTGCCAGAACGCTTGAACCTGCGTGATCGCCGACGTGGAGGTTCCCGCGAGCGACACCTGGCAGATGTTCCCGCCGATCGCTGCCACGTACGGGTTGACGACGCACCACGTCGAGCCGATCCAGTCCACCGCCGACATCGCCGAGCGGTTCGGGTCGCCGTTCACGAACGCCGTCTTGCGAGCCATGTCCACTTCGACGTACTCGTTGGCGTTCACGATGTACGACGACACGAACCGCACCGACCCGTCGCCCGACCCGTCGTTGTTGTGCAGCGTGACGCGCGGGCCCGTAATCGGACCGTAGATACGGAGCACGAGAAACAGGGGCAGCTCGCCGCCGTTGTGGACGTGGTAGGTCGTCGCTCCCGGCCCGCCCGACCCGAACGGGTACGAGCGCGGGAACGCGAGGTCATACGTGCGCCCGCCTGCGACTCCCGACCCCGACCATGCCATGCCGCTCTGCACGAGCGGGTCGCGCGGTATCGGGTCCGCCGCTACCCACGAGAGCTGCACGTTCCGCTCGTACGGGCCCGCGATCGGCGCGGCGAACGACGACGGGCGCAGCGTCAGCACCCGCTCGGCGGTGCCCGGTCGATCGAGCACCCAGTGCAACACGGGGCGAGCAGCGACGTTCAAGAACGGAGCGAACATCGAGAGCACGGCGTCGATCTCCCCGCGGTCCGCGAACGCGGTCAGCTCCGCCGACACAGCACGAGAGCCCCACAAGCTGGTGCGGTCGTCGGTGCCGTGCTGGTCGGGACGGTTGCTAACGACGTCTCGCACTTCGGGGTAGCCGAGATCAAGGTTCGTGCAGTAGTAACCGGCGTCGTCGTCCTCGAGGTCGATCGACCGCCCCGGCAGCGTCAGCCATGCGCGACGAACGCACCCGTTCACAGGCCCGCCGCTCGTGCTGACCACGCAGCTCGCCGCATAAACAGATCGACGTCCACGGGATCGGTGAACGTGGCGTTCTCGATCACGACGACGGGCCCCGTACGAGCTGCAGCGCCCATCTTCGAGAGCGGCACGATCGCTTCGGGTACTTCGCCGACGACCGCGAGCGTCGGTTGCGTGACGATCCCGCCCTTGGCGAACGTGGGGAGATCGGGCAGCCCGAACGTGCCGCCGCCGATCGACACAGGTCCAATGTCCACGCTCGGTATGTCCACTTCGACGCCGTTCCAAAACGTCGCGAAGCGGTTCCACAGGTCCTTGACGAGATCGATCGCTCCCGTGAACGCCGACACGATCCCGTCCTTGATCGAGACGATCTGATCCCACGCCCATTGAAACGGTGCCTTGATGATCTCGCCCAGGCCCGCGAGCGCGCTCCCGATGCGCCCCGGTATCGACGCGAAGAACCCGATCAGCTTCCCGATCTGATCGCCGATCCACCCCACCGCTTTGCCGAGCAGGTCAGTGATCCACGTCCAGATCTTGTCCCAGTTGTTCCACAGCAGCAGCAGCACCCCGAGCATCGGGAAGATGGCACCGATGATCATCTGCCAGTGATCGAGAACGAACGACACGGCCCAAGCGACCGCGTCGGTGATCCACGTCCACACTTGATCCCAGTTCTGCCACAGCAGCACGATGGCGGCGATCAGCAGCGCCACCCCGAGCGCTACTTGCACGATCGGGTTGGCGGCGAGCGCCGCATTGAACAGCCACACCGCGATCGTCACTCCCGCGAACGCGGCGGCGAGCGGGACGAGCCACCCGGCGTTCTCTTGAATGAACCCGGCGACGGTCTGCAGTATCGGGGCGAGCGCTTCCATCGCCGGTAGCAACGCGTTGCCGAGCGACTCTTTCGTCTCGCCGAACGCCACCTTCATCTTGTCGCCCGCCGTCGCTGACGCGGCAGCGACGCCGCCCACCTGGCCTTCCACGTTGTCGAGAATCAGCGCCATCGCCCCGGCCTTGTCGCCCGATTCGACCATCGCCTTGATGGCTTTCTTCTGGTCAGCGGAGAACGTGACACCCGCACGCCCTAACGCGGTGAGTCCCTTCTCGGGGTCCTCTAACGCTTTGCCGAGCATGGTCGCCGCCGAGTCGGCGTCGCCGAACCCGGTCTTGGCGAGATCGAGCGCCGCCCCCGTCGCACGATCGAACGCTCCCGACGTCTGCCCGACTGCACCGCCGACACCGTGGAACGTGGCGAGGATCGACTGCGCGCCCTTGATCACTTCGTCGTCGATCCCCGTCTGCCGCATGAGGTTGCCCGACAGGTCCTCGGCGTGCTTCGCCCACGCTCCCGTCTCGTCGCCCGCGTTGGCGAGAGTCTTCGCGAGCGTCGCCGACGCCGCGTTAGCTTCCTCTGCCGCGCTGATCCACGACCCGATCTCTTTCACCGCGAACGCCCCGCCGATCGCCGCGCCGACGCCCTTCGCCCACCCCTTGAGCTTGTTGCCGCTGCCCTCCACTTTCGCCGTCTCGGTCTGCACCGATTTTGAGTCGGCGATGAAACGGACAATGACGTCAACCGAGCCGGCCACTTACCGACGACCTCGGCTCTTGGCGCGCGCTGCAGCTCGTCGCCGCTCGCGCGCTTCGTCGCGGATGACAGACTCCATCTCGTCGAGCAGACCGAGCGGGAGGTCCATCACGTCGCTCGGGTTCAAGCGCCAGACGCGGGCAACCCGGCAAGCGGTCCGCCATTGTTGCCCGCGACCGCTTCCCCCGGCGCGTCGGGACCGCCTACGAGATCGACGTCGGCCATCATGGACAGATCGAGGGCGTCGTCAAGAGTGAACGACGGGTTCTCTCGGCGCTGGGTGATCCACACCGCCGCCGCGATCGCGGTCGGTTGTTGGATGCCCTGCAGCGCGTCGGCGAACGGCACGCCGAGAAGGTTGTTGATCTCTTGCATGTCCCGCAGCGTGAGCAGCGACAGATCGACGTGCAGACGTTCACGTGTCACAAGCGACGAGCCTCCTTCTCGGCCACGGCGTGCATCGAGCGCGCGAACGACTCGTCGGCGCCGTCGATGCCGTCAGCGACCGCGTTAGAGCGGTGCTCGATGTAATCGGCGTAGGGGAGACTCCCGCCGTACGTGACGCCCCACCCGTCGCGGTCGCCGACGACGGTCACCGTCGCGGCGAGCCGTCCCGTTCTGCGCGGCACCCGCCCGCGCACCTTCCCCGCGGTCTGCTCCGCTTGGGCACGAGCCCCGGCGGTCCCGCTCGACGTCAACCCGTCCGACAGTCGAGCCATGCCGCGCGTGAGCGCGGACGTGTCGATCTCGACGCTGCCGCTCACGCTGCCGCCGACGCCCGCGACGTGGCGACGGGATCGGCGATCCCGAACAGCGGCTCTCCCTGCACCTTCATCTCAAGATCGACCTCGCTCGCTTCGCCCGGTGCGGCATCGATGAACGGGAGCTGCTTCAAGAGCACCTCGCCCGACATAACCGGGTTATCGATCGACCCGACTGCCTCGTCGGGCCGGAGCACGAACGGGACGATCGACCCGCACAGCGGATGGATCAGCGTCCACGCCCCGTCCGCCCCGTACGAGATCGCGATGCTGACCGTGATCGTCCACTTCGGCTTTTTGTAGGACGTGTACGACCCACACATGGTGTCGATCGTGCTCTCGTCCTGATCGGGGGTGGCGGTGAGATGGGTGCACGCGCACGAGACCTCCGTGCCCGACCCGGACACCCCGAGCTGGATGAAGGCACGTTGGAGGAAAAACGGGGCAGCGGCTACAGCGGTATCGGGCATTAGGAACCTCCGGTGTGGTCGATGGGGCGGCGTATGAGCTGACGAGCGGCGAGGTACGTGATCTGTCCGATCTCGAACGGACCGGGCGGCGTCCACTTGTAGGGACGCAGACGCGCGGCCATGAGCGCGACGCTCGCGGCGCCGATCATCGATTCGATGATCGGGTAGTTCCCTTCGATGGTGAGACGTCCCGCGACGACGAGCACGGAGAGCTGCACGTCGTCGGTGCAGCTCGTGTCGGGTTCGCCCCACGGGTCAGGGCCCCACACGAGCACGAACGCGGGCGGCTGCACCGCGTCGGTCGGCTCCCGTAGCACCGTCCAGTCGCCCGCGGTCACGTCGGGGATCGAGTCGAGCGCGTCGCCGACCGCGTTGCGGAACGCGCTGAGGTTCACGCGATACCGAATTGCTGGTGGAGCGGGATCAGCGCCGCCGAGTGACGAGCGAACCCGTCGTTGGGCACGGTGAGGATCCCGGTATCGGCGAAGCCGACTCCCCCGAACGCTGCGTCGTTCGCCTTGAACCACTCCACACCGCGCGCCACGTTCACTTGCACGACGAGCGCGGGCGGCGGGACCGGCAAGGGATCGTCGGGGAAGCGGTCTAGGTCGTGGTCGATCTCCGACGCGGCAGCGTCCACGCACGACTGCAGCCAGTCGGAGTTTTTGGGCGTGACCGTGACGCGCAACGCGGCGGCGAGCTGCTCGGGCGTGGCGTACGCCATCCACTACTCGTCAGACGGCGCAGACGTGCCCGCGCTCGACTCCGTACCGGCGACGTCGGCTTGCGGATCGTCGCCCGCGGTCTCGTGCGACGACGGCCCGCCGTGCGGGTCGCGCTCGGGCTCGCTCGTCTCGTCGGGCTCGTCAGGCTGCGACACCTGCTCGGGCTCGTCGGGTGCAGTCGGTTTACTCATGCGGGGGCTCCAAGCTTGTTGAAAGCGGCAGCTTCGACGATCTTCGCCGCGAACGCTCCGATCACGCCGACCTCCATGCCGCCGATCGCGGGCTCGACGGCGCGCAGCTCGACGGGCGCGCCCGCCGTCTCCGCGGTCAAGAGCTGCGACGCCACACCGACGACGACCGTGTCGGCGGGCAACCCGTACGAGACGACGAGCCGCAACCCGGCGATGGTGCCCTGACCGCTGCCGAGCGAGAACGACCCGCCCGGTAGGAACACGGGCGACTGCGCGCTCACCATCGAGATGATGGAATAGCCGCGGCCGACGTCGGCGAAGATCGTGTCGGCCATGCGGTGGCTGCCGCTGTAGACCGCACCCGCAGCCGTCGCGATCGCCCCGATCCACCCGGCGAGGTCGTTCGTCATGACGGGCGTGCCCGCCACGAGCGCGGCGAGTGTCGTGCCCGCCGCCGACTCCGTTTGCCGCGCGTATTCCTCCGCGGCGAGATCGAACCACAGCGTCAGCGCGTCAGGGGTGCTCCAGTTGATCGCCTGCCACGACAGGTTCCCGGCGCCGACGTACGTGTCGGCGATCACGTCCACAAAATCGACGAGCATCGTGCGCGACGGTGCCTCCGTCTTTTGCGCCGCCTGCTTCCCCACTTGTGGGCGCTGCGTGATCGACGGGTAGGACAGCTTCCCGTTCGTGAGCGCCACCGACCGCGACGCCGACACGATCGGACGCTGCGCCCCGATCGTCTCCGCGAACGTCGAGAGGTACTGCGCCGGGAGCAGGCCGGGAACGTCGCTCGAAAGGGTGTGGGCCATCACTCGGCTGATCCGTTCCTCGGCGGCGGCACGAGCGGGAGCGCCACCGGCGAGCTGCGCCACCGCGTCGTACCGCACGACGAGCTGATCTCGTGCCCACTGCGCGTAGGTGCGATAGACGTCGCCCGCCGCGGGTTCGGGTGGGACGTCTGCGGGTGCTCGTCGCACCGGGACGGGGAGACGATCGACGTGCTGTGCCCGCTGCACTTCGATCGCTTCGAGCTGCTCGATCTGCGGGTCTATTTCATCGATGCGGGCGTGGTGCCGCGAGATCAGCTCGCGGTCACTGTCGGACAGGTCGCGCTCGTCGGCTTCGGCGGAGTCGGTGATCCGATCGACCATCTCCAAGAGCTGACGTCGTTCGTCGTGCAGTCGGTCCAGTACGGCGGGCATGGCAAGCCTCCCGAGGGGCGTCGTTTCGCTTTCACGACGTCGCGCTAGTAGCGGGGGCAGCTCGGCCACGTCGGCGGGGGCTCGTCGCCACGAGTGGGGGCTCGACGGGTGTTCTGCGGGGGTTACTCGCTCGTCGGCGGGAAGCGTAGGCGATAGGCGTCCTGCTTGGCGCGGACGTCTGCCAGCTCGACGCTTCCGCTCGACGAGCGCACCGCGGTAACGACCGCGTCCTCGTAGGCGGGTTGCGTGACGAGCGCGACGTGGATCAGACGGGCGAGGGTGCGCTCGACGACGCCGTTACGGGTACGACTCCCGCTCGGGGAGATCGCGGCGTGAACGGACAGACCGCGGGCCATGCCCGAACGGATCAGCTCTAACGCTTGATCGCCGGGAGTCCCGACCGCTCGAAACGTGCCGTCGAGCCCGCCCGCGTCCTCGAGGAACGAGACGGCGTGACCGAGCTGGTTCCCGATCGCCGTCTCGTCGTGATTCCACACGAGATGGATGCGGCCCGGGTCACGCAGCGCGGCACGGAACGCGCCCCGCTTCCACGTCTCGACGTACGGCTCGGGGTTGCCCTCGTCGGCGACACGAGTCGGGACGTCGTACGGGATACACCGCCCGACGATCGTGCGCCCGTCGCCTTCGACGTCGAGCGGTCCGACGAACAGACGCGAGATCACGACTCGCTCACTCATGGGGCACCTCCGGGTGCGGGCAGCGCGGGCGGGGCGGGCGGCAACGCGGGCGGGGCGGGTGCGGGTTCCTCGTCGAGCGGCGGAAGGTTCTCCAGGGCGCGCACTTCGTCGAGCGTCTCGAACCCGGCGTCCAACGCGATCTTGTGAGCATTGAACCGATCGAGCGTCTGCGATCGCAGGATGGCGTCGGGCACGAACCGCAACCGCTGACCGTTCGGCGTCCACGCCCCGCCGATGTTCCGTTCGAGACGGATCGCCATCGGCTGCAGCGCGTCGGTCCACAGACGGGTGTTCTCGCCCTCCACCGTCGAGTACGTGAGCGAGTCGCCCGACCTCCCGCCGACGTAGTGGGGCGGCAACCCGAACAGCGTCGCGATCGCGGTGGCGTTGTATTGCCGCGACTCGATGAGCTGCACGTCGCGCGGCGTGACCGCGATGGGGGTGATCTTCACGCCGCCCGAAAGCACCGCGGGCACAGCACGGACACGAGCGAGCGACCCGAGCCACTGCGTCTGCAGCTCGTTCGCCTGCTCGGTGTCGAGCCGCTGCGGGTGTTCGAGCGCCACGGGCGGGACGGGGTTCGCCATCACGTCCGACGCGTAACGGTCGGCGTAGAACGCTCCCGACAGCACGCCGGTCGGCCCGCCGGCCGCGTCGAGTATCCCGATCCCGAGCAGCGAACCGGGCGGCGTCTGCCACCGGACGTGGAGCAGCTCGTCGGGCGACGGGTTCAAGTAAACGGCGTCGTTCACGTACCCGCTCCCGAACGAAACCCGATACTCGATCCCGTCCGCGACCCGATGCACGGTCACGGTGTCAGGGTCGGCGACGTAGAACGTCGTCGGGTAGCCCGTCGTCTGATCGACAGACGTCACCACGAGGTACGCGTTGCCGCGCAAGAGCAGCGACCAGATCACTTGTCCGATCTCGTCTGTCCACCCGATCGGCACCCCGGCGGGGTGATCGACGAACGCGGGCGGCGGGAGCTGCACGTCGCCCCGGTATCGGTGCACGGGCATCGTTCCGATCAGGTCGGCGTAGATCGCCAGCGCGCGGTACACCGCCCCCACCGCGAGCGCCGTCGCTCGACTCACGGGCATGGCCGCGAGGTTCGTCCCGTCCGTGATCAGCACCGACGTATACGAGCCCTGCAGCGGGACAAACGAGCGGGCGACGGAGAGCGCTCGACGAGCGAGCTGCCTCGCTCGTAGCACGGTCCCACCCGGCACCGTTACGGATGCCATCGGGGCAAGCGTAGGACGGGCTAGTCATATGCCGATGGCAACGGTGGCGCAGCGGTTCGAGGCGGACGTTCCGATCGCCGAGCTCGTGGAGCACCCCGACAACCCGAGACGGGGCGACGAGAGCGCCATCGAAGCGTCAATGGCAGCGCACGGGTTCTACGGCGCGGTGCTCGTGCAGACCTCTTCGCGGCGGATCATCGCGGGGAATCACCGCACCCGAGTCGCTCGACGACGGGGCGAGCAGACCGTGCCCGTGCTGTGGCTCGACGTGGACGACGACCAGGCGAAACGTCTGCTCCTGGTGGACAACCGCACGAACGATCTCGCCGAGTACGCCGACGATCTGCTCGCGTCGCTGCTCGCGTCGTTCGATGGCGAGGTGACCGGGACGGGATTCGACGAGAGCGATCTCGAACGGCTCCTGGCGGCGCTCGAACCCGAGGCCCTCGACGCCGACTCGGTGACACCGTTCGATCGTTCCGCGCTGCACGTCTGCCCGTACTGCGCGGCGCAGTGGTACGAGACGGCCGAGGGCCCGCAGCGCTCGAACCCGTGACGCTCGACGTCGCCCCGGTCGGGCCGGGTGCCGCGGCGTACGCCGTGCGTCACTGGCACTACTCGCGCACGATGCCGGTCGGGACCGCGCAGCGTTACGGGGTGTGGGAGGCGGGCTCGTTCGTCGGCGTCGTCCTGTTCGGGCGGGGTGCTGCCCCGAATCTCGGCGCGGCGTTCGGGTTCGGTCGGTACGACGTTTGCGAGCTGACACGTGTCGCGCTGCGCGAGCACGCTGCGCCCGTGTCGCAGATCGTCCCGCGCGCGGTCGCTGCGCTTCGCCGCTCGTCGCCCGCTACTCGGGTCGTGTTCTCGTTCGCTGACCCGTGGCACGGGCACCACGGCGGGATCTATCAGGCCATGAACTGGCTCTACCTCGGCACGACCGCGGACGCTCGCCGCTACCGCGACCGCGTGACGGGCGAGCTGCACCACCAGCGGGTCGTGACCGCGTCGGGAGTCGTGCGCCAGTTCGGGCGGGCGACACGAGCGATCCGCCCCGACTCGTGCGATCTCGTGATCGTGCCGGGGAAGCATCGGTACGCGCTCCCGCTCGATCGAGCAGCGCGTCGGGTACTGTCCCGCGCAGTCGTCGAGTACCCGCACGCGGCGGAAGCGTCCACGGTGACGCGCTGACCTTCCCGGTCGGAGAGACGGGTTCGAGCCCCGTACGCCGCTCGATCGTCGAGATCGCTCGATTAGCGGGCGCTGTGCTGCGTTCTAAGCGCCTCGACGCCGGGGGCGGGGGTAGTCAGGGCGGGGAACCACTGGCTCGAACGTGCGACGAGCCGGTGACAGCGGACACATCGGATGCCGTTGCGCTGCGGGCGCTCGTGCCGTTGGCTGGCCCTGTCACTCGAACCCGAGAACGTTAGGAGCGTCACGAGATGGCAGCACGCAAGCGCAACACCCCGCCGGTAACCCCGGCGACTCTCCCCGAAGCGATCGAAAAGATCGCGACGGGCCCCAAGGGCACGACGGCGATCGTCGTCGATCTCGACGGCAGAACCGAGAAAGTGATCACCGACCGGATTCGTCGTCTGCCCCGGCTCAAGGGCTGGCGCGCGGTGAGCGTCCGCAAAGTGGACGTGAACGGGTCGCTGATCACGTTCGAGATCACGAGTACCGGGCTCGACGCCGCGCCGTGGCCGACGAAGAAAGCAGCACCCGCCCCGAAGCCCGCAGCGAAGCGCACGAGCGCGAAGCGTGCAGCGAACAAGAGCAGCGCGGCGAGCGCTCGCAAGCTGACGACCGCGCTCGCGAGCGACGAGCTGGCCGCGAAGCGCACCGCGAAGCGCACGACGAAGCGCCGTGCGAAGTGAGCACCCGCTACAACGTCGCCCACATCGACGGCGTCGGCTGCACGTACGTCATCGAGCAGACGTGGGACGGCACGACGCTCGCGTACGACGTCGTGACGATCCCGAGCGGGCCCGTGCAAGCGTCGAGCAACACGACGACCGAAGCGGGGCTCTCGTGGCTCGACGCGATGGCGTTCGTCGCGAACGACGTCGAGCGCGATCAAGCGGCGAACGACGGCGCAGTACCCGCGCACGAGCTGATCGTGAGCGACGTCGGCTAGCCGCTAGCCGCTAGAACCCGATCGAGCCCCGGCACCCCGCCGGGGCTCTTTCGCGTCTGCGATCATGCGCGGGGCTCGACGCGCGTCGGGTTGACGCTCCCGCGCGTCGAGCCCCGCTCGATGTTCGCCATGCCTGGCTGCGCTCGTTCGAGCTGCGATGGCCACGATTCCCGGGTGTGATCACACCCGCCCCCGTGGTGGAAGCGCTTAGAACGCAATCTGTGGGGCGGTTTTCTCGCCGAATCAGTAGATCGCGGGAGTGACGGGCAAAGCGTCGGTGACGATCCCCCACCGGGCGAGCGTCGCAGCGACGAGCGGGGAAATATCCGCCCCGCCCCGACGCCGCCACGCCCATGCGTCGCCGACCGATCGCTTCGTCGCGTTTGCTACTGCGTCGGTGAGTCGGTAGTCGCCCCGATGCGACAGACGTCCGTGGACAGCGGCGTCGTGGAAGTCTCCGCACGCCCGCACGAAGTCGGTCACCGACACGGCTCGCACGACCAGGCCGGCGGATTCGAGCGTCGGGATCGCCGACGCTGCGGGCCCGCCGCGCTCGACGAGCACGACCGCGCGGTGACGCTGCGCGATCTCGATCGTGCGGGCCACGACCCGATCGACGTCCGCAGCGTGATCGACCACCTCGAGCGGGGTTCGGCCCGCAATGTTCCCGGCCGCGACGAGAGCAGCTCGATCACGTTCGGGTGTGGCGTCGAGCGCGAGCACGATCGCCGAGCTCGGGACGAGCGAGTCGTCCCGGCACGCTTCCCACGTGGCCGCATCGATCCCGACCGAGGCGGCGAGGTCCACCCACTGGTTCAAGTGCTCACGGCGGAACGAGTCGTCGTCGAGCGTCAGCGCGGCATCCGACAGCGCGGCCGATTGCACGCCGCCGGGGAGATCGAGCGACGGGTTCGCGTCTGCCCACCCGCGGTGATCGAGCACGTCGTCGGTGTCGCTTGACCATTCGAGCCAGCACAGCGACGCGAGCGGGTTCTCGATCTGCGCTCGTCCCGTGTCGGTGTAGTGACGCCACAGCACCGACTCGAACGTGCCCGCGTTCGAGAGCACCCACAGTTGCGCGTGCGCGCGCGCTGCCATCGTCGGGCCGAGAGCTGACACGAGCGCCATGCTGCGATGCGCGTAGGCCTCGTCGATCACCGCGAGATCGAGCGACATTGAGCGGGCCGCGTTCTCGCCCGGTGTCACGATCACGTACCGCGACCCGTTCTCCATCACGAGCGCCTCGCTCCCGTTCACTCGTGCGACGTGCTCGACGCGCTCACGGAACGGTGTCGCCATGAGCACGCGGACGTGCTCGTCCCACTTGAACCGGGCCATGTTCCGATCCTGCGCGGTGTAAGCGATCGTCTGCCCCGGCACTATGAGCTGCAGCGCGATGCGGGCGCAGACGAGCGTCGTTTTCCCGTTCTGCCGCGCGACGCTGACGCCGACCGTGCGGTACGACGGCGTGCGGGTGGCGCGGTCGTATTCGAGAGCGACGTCGCCCGCGTGCCGCTGCCACGGGTGCAGCGACCACCCGAGCAGCTCGGCCACCTGGACGAGCAGACCGCCCCGCGACGCTCGCTCTCGTCGTCGGGGTGTCCCGTACCGCGGGCTATGCGCCACCCTGCAGCTCGCGAGCGATCGCGTCCCACGGGTCGTCGAGCGCCGCGATCAGGGCGACGTTCTGCAGCTCCTCGACGCTGATCGTGAGCGTCTGCCGTTCGAGACGTGTCCCGATCTCAAGGAGACGAGCAGCGGACGCAGCGCCGACGTCGGCCGGGGCGATCTCGTGCAGCGCGGCGAGCGCCTTCGCGATCGCTGCCCGCCCCGCGCGCTGGTGGGTGTCGTGCATCGAGCGCAGCGCTTCGAGGCGGCGCCGGTCGTCGGCCCGGTGCGCTTCGTCGTCCCACGAGATCGCCCGCGCGGGCCAGTCCCATCGCGCTGACCATCGCTTGACGGTGCGGACGTGTACGCCGAGCTGCTCGGCGATCGACGAGAGCGAGCGCAGCGGGCCCGCGTCGCGGTAGCGGCGGAACCCGTCGTGCGCGCGGGCGGGCTCGTGCGGGCGCCGCTCCCACGGGGCTCGCTCGTCGTCAGTCACGGCACCGCCAGACGGCGACGATCACGGGCGAGAGCAGCACCGCGACGAGCGCCACGAGCGACCAGTCGCTCACCACGACCTCGACGGGGGAGGCAGACGGCGGCCGCGGCGGCGTCGAGTCTCGTTCTGCAGCTCGCGCGCTTGGCGTCGCTGACACGAAGCGCACGACGGGAGCAGCACGCAGCACCCCGACCCTTCGACGTGACGGTGACGGGAGAGCGGCGGCACGTGGTCGGCTTCGGTGGCGGGTCGGTGGCAGCCGGGGGCATGACACTCGGGGCGCGCCGCGAGCAGACGAGCACGGGCACGCGGGTACGAGCCGCCATACGGGCTACCGCGACGGGGCACGTGCCGATTGTGGCCCGATCGGGCTCGACGTGGCTCGATCGGGCCTCATTCGCCGGCCGCGGGGAGAGAGACACCGCGGACGACGTCCGCGGAGCTGGCGCCCCTCAAAAACTGCGGGGCCCGCTCGACGACCCTCCCCCCGTCCGAGCCGCCCCCCCTCCCCCCGACCGCCGCCCCCCCGTCCGATCCGCCCCCCGTCTGCACGAGCCGGTACACCCACTGGCCCTTCCCCAGGTTGCGGCGCTCGACG